GTCAAGTTCAATAATGTCATCATCCTGAAGCTGACCATGTTTCTGCTGATATGCTTCGACAAGAGCTGATAACGGTACTTTTTTTTCTCCGACATCGAGTTCGGTATCTGCATTGATCATAACCGGCTTGTTTTTCCCGTCATCAGGAGGTGTCTGCTCCTGTGGTACTGGTTCTTTGTTTTTATCCATTACCGGCGTTTCCGCGTTTTTTTTCATCCCAAAAAGGGCCATTATTCCATGTCCTCCTTTGCTATTCGCAAAAATTTGACTTCCTTCGTATCTTGGACGCGCTACTATAGCCATGTGGATATAGTGACCGTCTAAAACCTGTTCATCGTATGGTATCTGGTGCCATTCTCCTCCGTCAGCCACTTTATCGGGAATATATGCGCAACTTACGCTGTATCCCTTATCAATTGCTTTTACGGCGTTAGCATCCCATACGGTAAATTCCACCCACATCCATCCATCATTACCCCAGTAAGGTACACCTGTCACAATGCCACTTGCAGGATTTTTCGACAAATCGGCAAAGTCGAAACTGTTCTCTTTGTTGGAATCATTGTGTTGTTCCGGAACAAAAATAACAGGACAGTTACGGAAAGTCGAAGCCATACTATCCAATGCAGGTTTTTCTACCAGAACAGTACCCTGATTCTTGTCATCGTAAGAGATTACACCGGGCTGAATGAATTTGCATTTATAACTTTTGGGTGTCATTTATTATATTTTCCTTTTTTATTACTTATTTGTCAAGTATTAAAAAAAACAAGAAATATATTTACTTGACAAATATATATAATTACATTACAATACAATATACATAAAGGAAAAAATGATGATTAACTCGAGGTGGAAATATATGAAAAAACAAAAATATGAATGTGTTTATGGTATAACCTCGAATAGGAAATGTCTTGTTCCTTTTTCAGGAAACGGGCGATATATATGTCGCCTATATGAATTAGGTAAATGTGATTTTGACGAAAAAGGAAATAAAATAAAAAAATCAGGTGTGGAAAATAAAGAATGAGTTATAATTTGTTTTTTAATTATATTGACTCATTAACAATAATTTAGTCTATTATCCATATTTTGTTACACCGGCAATTACTGACTATTACACCATTGGCGTCATTGCCGCTGTGTGATACTATGTACCATCCGTTTTCTGTTCGGAGGTTATATACATGTCCAGAAAAGGTAAACCGTTTGATGAAAATGATTTTATCGCTCATTATATCGCCGGAGAATCGCGCAATGCTGCCTCTTTGCGTCTCGGAATTGAGACTCATAGACTTAAACAAGTCCTCATCTATCATGGTATTGATGTCAGGAATAGAACTATGGCTGGTTCCAATCGATCGAAACACCCTATTTTCCCTAAATATATTGATGAACTTATTTCTTTGTATCAATTTGGAAAATCTTGTAAATATCTTTCTGATAAATATGGGATTCAAAGATCGACTATTAATCGTTTTCTTTCCGAACGTGGGATTCATATCAGGAACCGAAGCGAAGGAATGTATACCCGCATGGGACATTCTACAAAAGAAGAAATTGAGCATCTTGTAAATGCGGCTCATGAATCTGTACGTGGAGTTAGACGACCTGAAGAAGAATTGATACATCGTGCTATTAATCGACAAAAAAGCGGTGTATATATCGGAAAAGGTGAAGATAAACTTTTCTCTATGCTTTCCAACCGAGGTTATATCGGGATTAGGCAATATGCTTTCAATCGATTCAATATCGACATCGGATTCAAACCCGTCGCAGTGGAATTGCTCTTTCACTCCGGGAGTCCATTTACGCGTCGCCTTGATAGAAATAAGATCGAATATCTTACTCAACATGGATGGGCCGTGTTGTATATTCGTCTTAGATATATTTCCTATCTTTCCGAAGGGCATGCAGAGTATGCGGCTCGATTTATTGAGGAAGTTCGCAGCGATCCATCCCTTATCGGTGAGTATCGGGTGATTGGGCGTGACTGTAAAATCGAGTCCCGAGGCCGTTTTTATTCTCAACATGGGGCCTGAATAGAATCTCTTATAAGCCTTTTCGATGTTTTCGGCTTCGGCAAACATGAATCCAGGGAAACAATTAAAATCTTCTCCGGCATGTGCCCGGCGTCCGGTCTTTGGATCTACTACAGGTGGATTGTCAAAAGAAATTATTTGTTTGTCAAGAAGTTTGTGTGAATATCGTACCCGTTCGTCATGGCTTGTACTCCATCGGTAACGCCTGACACCCGCGGAACTTGCCCGATCCATTCCCAGCTTTGAGAAAAACAACCCTGTTTCCTGTCGTGCCAAAAAGCGGGCTTTATTTGCAGATACATTATATTCGTTCTGTATAAGCTGTAACAGTGATTCATCTGTGCCAGTTGTCTGGTAATTCTGTATCATTTCGCGCAATCGTGTTATTTGTTCAGGTATCCAATTTTTTATATTAAATTGTTGGTTTTCAGTGTAATCCTGCCGTAATTTTTTTGCTACTCCTTCTGAAATATCCGGAACGATCCCGACTTTCCACAGGTCTTGTTTTATATCTCCTCGCATCATCCGCAATGGTAAACTATCTCCAAGCGACAAGTCGGAAATATTCTGATTTATATTTTCCTCTACCAAATCGATCGCCTGTTGCATTCTGGACATTATTTCTCTGCGTTTCCCTTCTGCAAATACTGCCGCTGCGAGCACATCCGGACCCGGCCTTCCATGCCATGATCCTGACCGTCTGTCATATACAGCAAACTTTGACAATTCACGCGAAGTTTTTGAATTAAACTGTCCGGTAAAAACGCCATCTTTGTATTGTATTTTACCAGAATTGATTGCTGAAATGAGATAATTGTCAACTGCATTCAATTTTATATCTTTTTTATCTATTGCTTGCAAAATAGGCGCGTAAAATTGCTGATAAAAAAAAGACAGCATATTTTTATATACCGGATCATAATATTCAGGTTTATTTTTCTGCATGAATCTTACTCATAATTTTCTTTACGGCATTAGTCAATTTATTTTCATTCTGCTGTTGTTTTGCAAAAGTATTAGATTGTACTGGCATAACGGATTCTTGACCGTTCGGAGGTACAGGACTCTGTATTGCATGAGACGCAAGTTCAGAACTGATAATTTCCTCTTTTGCCATTTCATCGGCTATAGCTTTACCATCTGTTACAATTCCACGATCAAACAGAGACAATATCGTATTTCCACGTGATTCTTTTATCTGTGCAGATTCAAGCGCCGGTGTTTCTTTCAATTCCGGGAATGAGAATCGGAAATCGGGACAATATCCCCATAGATTATAGCAGGCAAATTCTATACATTGTCTGATTACGGGTTTTATTTTTAACTGTATTTCTGATTGTACCATCTGATTATAGTTATCAATGTCACTCTCGCCAGTAGAAAACCCAGATGCAGAAAGACCGAAAAGCTTGGTCATAGGCATTCTAAGGGCTGACGCGACTCCGATTCGGTTTTCTCTCTTTACATCAGCAAGCCCGGTAAAAGTCATGTTTTTCTGTTCAAAATCTTCGTCTTTGTCAAGAACCAGTGCATTGACATAATTTTTCATCTGATTTGCAAGTTTTATCCGACGGGTAACAGCATCACTTCCACCAATTGTCAACATTCTGTTTGCCATGTCTTTTATGTGATATACATCTATTTTTGATTCGTCGAGTATTTCATATAAAACATCATCCGTTTTCAGATAATTGTTGAGATCGCGGATCATGCGCTCTCCTTCAGACATTCCCCATCCGCGCAGCATCCGGCGCACATATGATGGTGCTCGTTTTCCCATGCCTAAAATTACATGAGATCGGTCTATCTGCTGACCGTTCAGATAAAATAAATCAGACTCGGTCATATCGTCATAACTTAAAAAATCATTTTGACTCACGCTGTCTACAGACAATTGCCATCGGTCAATATCATAAAATTCCATAGGAGCATGGTATAACTGGCGCATATTAAGCGGTTGATCTGGTTCTTGATCACAGTTCATCACAAGAGCCGCACCCCCATAGAGTCTAACCCATGTCCAGAAATCCTCAATATGTTTCCATAAATCGTGATCTTCAAACCAATCGAGAATATCGTCTATATCATCAGGATCGAGTTGACCTGATTCTATTTTTATTCCTTTTGCAAGTCCATCTTGTATAGGTAGCTGGATA